CGATAATTCTTGGTGTCTTCATCGTTTTAGGCACTGAGACTACCCTTACGGGCGTTTCAGCATCGGGTTCGGAGAAGGACTCCTTCTTCAGTTCCCCAATAAAATTGAGGTTCGGAAGGAGGAACTCATGAGAGGGAAAGCACCTCTCGAGTCGAGTGGTCCAGGACCGCAGATTGTACTTACCATTACTGGTAAGACGATCAGCGGTAGCTCCTGGGCCATGCTTGGGCAGGAGAGTCCCGTAGTGGATATCACTATCCATTTTCGAGAAAATCCTACCGAAGAGCAAATTCGACATTCGATTGAACTCATCAAGATCGCTTTCGATGAGTTCAGAGTCGAATTCCCGCACTTCTCGCTCACACTTGACGAAATCTGACATCGCTTTCTTGATTCTTATATCACTACAAGGATCAAGAATCTTTCCGAAAGACAGTGTTAACTGTCGTAAGGCAAAGATTGCTGTGACGTCAGGTTCATCAAGCAACACGCCAGATACAGGGTCGAATACGCGACCGAAGAAACCCTGAAGAAATTCAGGGAGACTTCTCCCTCGTCTATAGTAAAACGAGGGATGGAATGTCGCGTGACCTTGGTCCAGCCATTTTTGGATGGCTTTTCCGAGGTCAGGCAGGGTTATCGTAAGAAACGATAACCCCTCGCATTCGACTCTCCTCTTGACCGTTATCTTGTCAAGAGTGGCGCTGGTGCAGCAGGCAATGGCCATATCATCAGCCATTGCCGACCAGAGAGACATCAGGCTTTTCATAGACCCTCCTTAAATAGAGGTAATCTATCCTTAGCCTAATGGATCTATTGTTCCCAAGTATGGTGTGCATAACACCACACCCTCATTCCTGCCTAAGGAATGAGCTTCTAGGGAACAAACCATGAGGAGCCCTGGTAATCCAAGGCAAGCCCAGACGGTTAAGTGAAGTGAAGTGCTCCGACAACGTCGAAGACTTCGTTCACAACGACAACTAGACCTTGAATAAGGCTTAAGAGAGCAAGCACGAGAACCTTACGGTTTCCGAGCCGCCCTCCCCGCCCATTCGAGGCTGTCCCTTCTGGGACTCTAGTTGCTGCCGCGAGAGCTTCCTGGTACACACTTCCCTGACGTTCAATACCACGCCGATGCGGAACCACCCTAAAGGTGGCCGCAGCAAGCGATGAGTACTGTTCGAAAGTTAGGTGTATACCATATCCCCTACGATTCACCACCAAGAAGCTTGGTGATGACCGCATCCGAGCTGGCAGTGAACCAGGCCTTAAAGCCCTGGTAAATCTGCAACAGCTCCGTGGCCGTGTAACCGGCGGTAGGAGCGTCGAAGACGAGGTAGCAAGAGCTACCCACCTTCACGTTCTCCGCAGGTACAAACGGATCCGCGGTGATTTTGGAATGGTCGATCCTGAGCAGATGGCGGTTGCGCTTCGCATAAGTATGCGAAGCCTTAACCACGATCAGCCCATCTGACGTTTGATACGTCGTATCGTCCCCTTCTACCGATGTTTTCGGTAGGGTGTACGGTACGGCGTTAATCGTCAGTGCGATTGGATCGGTAAATGCCATTAGGCATCTCTCCTAGGACTCGGTTTGCACCGAGCCCTTGTGGCTCGGCACGGGACAACCATCTCAGCCAAATCTGGTTAAACCCAGAGCGGCAGTGATGGCGAGTTGGCGTGGAGTGAAACCACTCCAATCCAGCCCGAAACCAAATGGTGTCGCTCTCACGCGTCTCTTCGTCTCGTAGAAGAGGTGAACGGGAGAGACAACAACTGCCCCCTTATAACTATTGGAGCCAGTGTTGTAGTAGGAACGTGTTGTAACTTTATGTTCCATCACGTATCCATACTTGATCACCAACCCATCGATTGCCATGTCAGATGTATTGGAGATACAATCCCCAATATTAGACACCCAATCGAGGGCCCACGTCCACGGAACGGCGTTCCACACGACCTCCGGAGTAAGCTCGATCCCAAGAAGGGGACCGGCTTTAGCCGCCGCATCCACCAAACCAAATCGGCTTCCCCAGCCGATTGGAAGATGGTATGTGAAGGCACCGGAAAACCACGTACGTTTGTACGTGCGGTCGCATTGGACAATCGTTCCAGTGGGAGTGGATGCGTCCACGATACAGGTATTATCGGTATCCGTTCTGGGAAAGAACGGTCTACCAGTACCTAACCGAGTCCACACCTCACTCCTCTCGATAGGAAGTTCCATTCGCCGTCGTACCACTTGGTGCGAGTTACGCTCATAAGACTTAATAATCTCATGGGCGTTAGCGGCTGCGTAACTTGCGTCACGTATGTCGCTCACCAAGGGGAGCCAACCGAACTGATGGTTAAGGTATTCGGATCCTGCCGCTTTAGCGACATGAGTCCGTTCCTTCCATGAGTTTACCCCCCAAAAAGAGGGAAGGCCTTGGGTCTTGGCTTCAACCAAGTCCGTGGCCAGGTTGGCGACGTTATTCGTCGGCTTTACCAGCGAGATAAGGGAAGCTCCCTTCGCATCCAGATTTGTAGTACCTGGAATTGAGGGGAACACCCAACTCGCTGGATTCGACGGATAAACGCCACCACGATAATCGTAGTGGCGCATGATGGTTGGAAATGTGGGATCGAGATGATCACCAAAGATGTGGCTGTACGAATGATCGCACACCACACCCTTACGTGTCAACTCGAACTCACCTCCAACATCACCATCAAACTGAAAACGTTTAATCGTTTTCGGTTTGGCAGAATGGTTCTCGTCCAGTGTAACAACTGAACCTCTAGGCAAGTTAGAGTTTCCAGGAAGCGTGTGCTTGTAGATATGATCCACAACCACAGAGCCATTGGAAACAAGCGTCTGCCACGAATGTTCGACGGATCCCGGATCGCTAAACCAAGCGTCCGAGAAAACCGCGTGACGTTCGCGCATACGCTACCTCCTAGAGCTATCGATAGTGGTTTGGTCATCCATTCCCTCATTCAGGGAATAGATAGCTGCACCATGCCTGGGGCCCGAAAGGG